AACCTGCACCTGTGGCACCTGCTGTTGCGGCCTCTGACAAATGTCTCTTTGTATTCTCGAGGACAACATCTAAAGAAGATTTTCTGTTTCCAGAAAGACCTTCTAATAAAGCGTCTTTAGTTGCAGACCAGTTGCTTTCAAATAAGTTTGCCATTTTTTAACTCCTATTATTTTGAAAGTCCGGCCAATTTGCGGATCATATCAATTTCCACTATATCATCCGCTTTGTCATCGGCATCTGCTGTTACAACAACTGCCTTATCGCCAGTGTGCTCACTGACAACGGATTCTGACAACGTCTGTTTTGCTCTTGGTGTTTCGCCATCTAAAACTGAAGGCAAGTACTTGTTAAAGGACTCTTCCAGTTTTTCTGTCTTAACACTTTCAAGTAAATCAGACATTATTTCTTTCTTCTCTTTACCAAGTGGGGCCATTAATTCGTTGAGCTTCTCTTTTCTTTCGAATCGATCTTCTGCAACTCTTAACTTAGATTCAGTTAATTTAACTGTATCTTCTTTCTCAGCAATCGCTTGTTGAGATTCGTTAAGTTTGGCTTCCAGTTCAGTAATTTGTTTTTGTACTTTCTTGATTTCTTTTGCTTCGTTAAGGTAACTAGTACCATATTCGTTAGCAAATGCTTCAAAAATTCTACGGCCAAAGTCGTTTTCACGTGCTTTGGTGATATCGTCTTTAAATGATCTAACTTCATTAGTAATAACTTTGTTGACAACGTTTTCAACTTTGTCAGCCGCTTTCTTAATAAAGTCTTTCTTGGCTTCTGCTAATTGCAGTTTGCCTTCTCTAACCATTTTCACTTTCTGTTCTACTAGACCTTTTTTGTCTTCGTGGAACTCGGATAGTTCACCAGCCAATTGCTCAGTTACAAAATCATCTAGTTTTGCAACATGCTCACTTGTTCTGACTCTATCTGCTCTAAGTTCTTTGACTTCTTTGGCAACCATTTCTGTTACAAATCTGTCTAAAACTTTGGCATGTTCACCAATTGCTTTGTGATATTTAACTCGGTCGTCTGCAAGGGATTTCGTTTCCTCTGCAATTAATGAAATTTCTGCTTCAACTTTTTCTGAGATGAATTTGTCCATTGCTTCAACAATCAATCCTTTATCATGATCGTATCTTTGAGCAAATTCTTCTCTAAGTTCTGCAGTAAGTTCGTCTCTTGCTTCAGAAATTTTACTTTCCCATGCTTCTTGAAGAGCAGATTTTACTTCTTCAGTAAGTTCTGCATTTTCAAGTAACTCTGTAAAATTCACTGCCATAGTAGTCTCCTACTTATATTTTTAAATCATTGATGAAACCAGTGATTGCTTTCATCAAGTGTTTTTCTGCACTTTTATCGTGTGTTAATGCGGACGCGGTATCAAATACTTGCACACCGCCTCGCATATTAAATAAACTCTCATATATAGTCTTGGGATAGGCATCTGGTGCACTTGGTTGTGCCACAATGTCTACTGTTACTATGTCAAAATCGGAAACTTTACCACTTTCGTTTACGTTTCCTGATCCTCTGCTACTAACACCAAGTTTTGCTCCAGCCGTCAATAATGCTCTTGCAATATTTCCCATAGGTGTATCTATAATTTTAAGTTTGCCTATGCCGTTTGAATCCTGACAATACATATCTGTAATGATGTGACTCACACGGTCTAAATTTATTTGTAGTTCTTCAGGATGATCTAACTCACCCATCACAGTTTCACCTTTGCCTAATCTTTCTTTTACACTATTACATGCTTTTTCTATTTCTTCCTGAGGATATACTCTACCATTCTGGTTTTTTACATCTCCCTGGATAAACAGTCCTTGCATAAACAAATCCTTTCCGTCTTTAGACTCAACAATCTGTATGCCAGATTGCTCAGGACTCATGTATTCGTATAACTTATTAGCCATTGAAACTCCTTAAACTATTAGACTTAAAGCCTTACTTAATCTCGTCTGGATTATTTACTGCTTTATGGTCTGCGTTAATGTTGTCTGAAGGTGTGTGATCTTTAGGACTATTTGGGTTACCATTGTCTCCCATATTTCCTTCACTGCCGTCTTTTGACTTTACAGGTGATCCTGCACGATCAACTTTTGATCCGCCACTTGGTAGTGGAGCATCTTTGTTGTCTGGATTTTCGCCACCTAGTGGTGCTGATGCACCCATATCTGCTACTTTGTCTTGCATTTTAGTTGCTTCTTCAACAACTTCATCTGACTCTTCAGCAATTTCTTCGTCTAGGTCATACTCAACGGATTCTAAATCCATCTCGTCTTCCATATCCATTTCTGCTTTGTCGTCATCCATTGGCATATCGTCGTCGCCTTCTTCATCAGCAAGTAGTTTCTCAAATTCTGCTTTAAGATCTTCTAGCTCATCTTCAATTTCGTCGACTTTGTCTTCTAAATCGCCATCATGTTCAGGTTTTTCTTCATCACCTTCTTCTTCGCCGATTTCATCGTCTTCTATTTCTTGGATATCGTCAATAAGTTCACCAGCAGGGTCGGCATCGCTGATTTCTTCTTCAACTGCATCTTCCTCAGCCTCTACTGATTCGTCCATGTCCTCGTCGTCCCTCTTCTTGGACTTCTTCTTCATTTCTTCATCAACTTCTTCTGATTCTTCAACTGCTTCTTCTTCTGATTCTGCTGACTCTTCAACTTCTTCTTCAGAAACGTCTTCGTCTAGAACTTTTTCATATTCTGCTCTTGCTTTAGCAACAACATACTCATGAAGCATTTCTTCGGCTTTTTCGTTTTCCTCTGCTAGGAGAAGTTCAAGAATTTCTTCTAATTGTGTTCTTGATTCTGACATTGTGGTCTCCGTTTATTAATAATTTCACACACAGAAAGGCATCTTTCTGATGTGCCTGTATATTACTTAGTATAATAATGTGTTTTTATGCTCAAATTGCCTGGTTTTGAGCAGATTTATTGTTTGAATGTGTGGAAACTGTGAATGAGTGTTGTTTCGCAAGTTTATTTATCATTTCATAATTATGTTGCAGAATTTCAGACATTTCTGAACTCATAATAATTTTTTGTAAATCTGCTAAACTGTAAGTTTCAATTATCCTTTTATTTTCCTGTAGTACCCTATTGATTCTAATTTCATGATTAGATTCATTATCGTAAGACTCGTCAAATAATAAATTATTAAATGTTTTAAATCCTAATTCTTTTAAATACTTTAATGATTGATAGTTACCAATAAGTAAAAAAGGTCTTTTGTAGTAAATAGATCTCCAAGTTTTTTCTGTTAAAAATATATCTGTAAACCATGGGCATAAGTTTAGATATCCTGTGTTTGTTTCTGTTATAAGATCATAAAAAGTGTCATCATATATTTTATAAAAATCATCAGGTTGTACTGTATGCTTATATCCTGCTGAGTCCTCAAGTCCATCAACACTTATTCCTTTCCATACAAAAGAACATATACCTTTATCTAACAAATTGTGCCTATGCAAATAGTCATAAGTCATTTCCCTATGCTCTCTACTAGCACCATTTAAAGAACAAAAATACTTTTGCTTAGGGCATTTACCGTAATTTTCACTATAATCTGTGTGCATTGTTATGGTTTGTTTAAGCCAAAAGTCCTGAAAAAACACATTTTTAAGTGGTTTTAGGTCCTGGAATTGCATAATAAAGTTATTATATGCTGTATTTACTAGCAGATTTCCTGTGCTTAAATGCACTTTTCCTGGGTCTATTTCACACTTATCTAGTATTTCGTGTAGTACAAAAAAGAAATTTGTCTCTATAGCACCTAGACCAGGCTTATCAAAATAGTAATTGCTTTCTGTACTGTAGTCTAGATATATTTCTAAAGAGGGATTTGCGTTAGTTTTAAAATATTCTAGTTCTTGAATTAAGAAGTCGTATAAATTTCTACCGTCGTTGCGTATTTCGATGTAATACTTAGATGAGTCCGCCACCTGCTCCACCACTTGCATCTGGAGCCTTGTACATGACATTTACAAATTTTTTGTGCTCTATTTCCTCAGCTCTTTTAATAGCTCTAACTTTACGCAACTTATTAATCTGCTCTAATGTAAGTTTAGGCTTTCTTCTTTCTTCAGCATTTGCTTTCTGAAAATCATCAAACTCTGGATTGTAAAATTCTACTAGTCTCATTATATACTCTCTGGTGGTGAGCCTGGAGGAGTTCCGCCTTGTGGAACAACTCCTGCATCAGTATTTAGCGGATCTGCTAAAGGATCTTCCATAGGTACCTGGTCAGGTGCTAATTCAGTATCTGGATTTACTGCGGCATCTGGTTGTGGCCTAATTCCAATATTTCTGAGATCTGCAGGTGTTTTATCGTCTGCAAACTTCTCATATTTGTTTTCCTCTCTCCACATTTCCTCATTTTGTTTAATTTCTTGTTCTGTAAGTCCAAGATATTTTTTAAGTTTAAACTGATTTGCAAGGAAAGGTACTGCCTGCATTGTGTTAAACAAGTTGGCTCTTTCTGCATCTAATTGTAAATCTCTGTAACTGCTAAAGTTCATTGGAGGATTAAACACTATATCAAAATCTCCACTATCAATTTCTACGCCTCTGTGTTTGAGGAACAGTTTAAACTCATTGTCCATATCTTCCTGTATTTGCTTCTGTAATCTTTCTACATATCTTGCAAATCTGTATTCCTGGATATATGCTATACCTACTTTGCCGTCATTATATGTTGCACTTCCATCTTCAGGGCCTGTTGGCAAATAACTTG